CCTTGTTTTCCAAGCGCCTGTTGAGCTGTGACCAGATAGCACCCATGCCTCCTCCGATGACTGCCATGAGAGGAGCCCATAGGTGCTGCAGTATCCAGGTGGTGGCACTTGTTATTTCTGGATCTGGAGGCTGTGGCATTCCTATGCAGGCTCCTAAAAATGGATGTTGTTACAAACGGTCCAATTGTTCATCGGTGCTAGAGCGTCCCGTATTCAGTCAATATCCAAGCTCCGTCTACGGCTACCCCGGACTGAGTGATGATGGAGTCGAAGTACTTTTGCATGTTATGCGATCACAGTGCGGAGAGCATCAGGTTTTCAGAACATCCGGCATAACGGCCTTCAATTCTTCCGGAGTCGTTGCAGCATCAATCATCGGGTCCGCAGTAACATCTCTTAATGCTTGCTTGTTTTTCGCTATCTGAGCCTTCATAGCAACGTCGCTCGATTCGTCCGCGCGCTGATAGGCAACATCCAAGGCGGCAAGCATTGGTGCCCTGATACTGCGCAAATGATCCCGCTGGATCTCTCGCGCCTTTGTCATATCGACATTGACCGACGTTCCGCCATGTGCCCACGCATCGCGGAAGGTGCGATCTGTGGGAATGTCCGCCTCCTCTACCCACTGAGGATCAATTGCATCGGCAGGAAGCTTTGCCCAAGCACGCTTTTCTATCTCGTCGTCGCTGAGAGTTTCAGGATTCGGATAGCTATTGCGCACAGGATGCACAACCGAAAGGCCACCATCTGAACGCGAAAAAATGATCTTCCTCATCACTGATCTCCGTAGACCGCAGCGTGATGCCCGACCGCCGGATCGGTTAACGTGGCGTCGGATGCCCTGATTGTTTGAAAGCGAGACGTTCCGGCGGCGAAATTAGTGGAGAGCAGCTGCGCGATGATAATCGTCGCCAACGATCCCGGCGTGATGTCGCCTTGCGCGCCGCCGACGCAGCAATAGGACGCCGAGGAAAAGTCCGTGGCCCATGTCCAGGTGATGTCTCCCGTGCCGACGTCGGTGACGCTGGTCAGGTTATAGCTCGCCGCAACGGCGCCCGCTGTGTTCGCCTTTCCCCATCCCTTTGCTGCGCTCGGGTGGAACTGCTGACGGCCAGGCGTAACTATAGTTGCGACACTGGTGGCAGTTTCCTGATCTGTCTGCGTAGCGACTGCAGTTCCTGATACACCCGTGTTGATGGTCGGGCTAGTAAGAGTCTTATTCGTTAGCGTGTCAGTAGTATCCCTACCAACCAAAGTATCGCTTGAATCCTGTAATGTATAAGTTCTAGTTGTACCCGTAGTAATTTCAGAAGCATCAAATGCAGCCTTTTTTGTCGTATCTGTTCCATCCGTCAGCGTTGCTTTCCCGGTCCCTTTTGGACTGATCTGTATGGAGATATTGGTATCTCCTCCGGTAGCCGCTAGTATTGGTGCATCACCTGTCGCCGCATTGGTCAGCGTAACTTCATTAACAGCACTGGCCGTCTTGGTGAATTTAAGGAACTCATTACCGCTGGTGTCTCTCAGATCGGTAAGGCCTCTAATGAAGCTCGACAGGTAAAGCTCCGCCCATTCCAAAGCCGCAGAGCCAAGATCATACGAAGCATCGGCATTAGGCTTGAAGTCCGCTGTAGGTCGATTCTCACCGTTCTTAGCCAGACATGCGTTAATGCCAGTCGCCAAGTCCTGATCGTGCGTGTCGTGTTCATCCGAGACAATATCGCTCCCGGCAGCTTCTGCATCCTGCCAAGTCGTCGCCCCGGTCTGAGTCCCGTTGGTACGCGAAAATGCTCCGTTTCCATCCCAGGCCATTAGAAAGACCCCCTTCCAGATTCAAACATATATTGCGTGGAAAACCAGTCTACCGAGCGGGTAGAAGTCAGAACCTCGATCCTGCAAGATGCGTTGTAACCAATGCCTTCAGCAGACAGCCAGTTTTCATTTGTCGCTTCGGTATCGGCCCACGGAGACCCCCAAGGCGATCCCCACGGAGTAGAAATCGCAGTCGGTGAAGAGTCTGTTTTAGCGACTCTAATAGCCTTGAAATCCACTCCAATACCGGCGTTGAAAGACAGCGACCCACTGACCTGTAAAAGAGGCTTCACCGCAGTAAAGCGTTTCTGGCTCGCTCTAGAACCCAGATACGTCCACGCCGTTTGAGCCGTGCCTGAAATAGCGGCTCCACTATCAGCTTTACTATCGTCGGCTTTGTAGATGACCCCAGACCCGCCGAAATACAGCCTGTCGTTGAACATCCCCCAACAGTGAGCATTCATGCCGTGAAACTTCGTCCACGCTCCTGTCTCAGTGTTTACAACGTGCTGGTCGAATGTGTTACTTGAAACAGGAACATTCACCAAGGCATAGTTACCCAAAGGGTAGTGGACAATCTGCCATCCGAAATTACCGGAGTACAGAGAAGTCGCACTCAAGACCGCTTTTCTGATCTTGTCGGAAATAGCCTGTTTAGGACTCGCTCTTGCACTGTCCAATACCTTCGACATCGGAAGATATCCGTCTACCGTAGCGACAATGAGATCAGAGCCGATCTTCGTTACAGCCCTGATCCCAAGCGGAGCGCCGATCTTGAAAATTCCTACCAAAGCCCACGCATTGGAATCTCCTGGATTATCTCCGGCGTAAATCACTACATCACCTGAAGACAGGACGAACGCCGCTAAGTCGTCAGGCCCGCTACCGCCGTCCCGAGTCCAGGTTCCCATTGCAATCAGGTTCCCGCCCGTTCCTGCTACTCTACCGAGGGGAAACTTTGAAAGACTCCCACCAAGAGCGTTGACCGCCGAATACCAGAAGTCTTGAGTGCCTGAATCCCAGAAGTAAGACCTTCCCTTGAAGATATTAATCCCGTCAAGGTTGGAAGCTGTCAGGCCAGTCCCGGAAATCGTCATCGCGGCCAGACTTGTACCGTCGAAGTACTGAGGATCATCCGACCCGTTTACATACCCGACCCTCGCACCGCCTGAGCTATCGTCGAATTGCGCCCATTGCCAGCGATCGGATGCAAATCCCGAACCAAGGGATGAAGCTGCAGAGGCAGAGGTAGCATTCCAGATATTCCCGTTCGCTGCTGCGATAAGCTTTCTCGTACTCCCAGCGTTGAATTCGGAAATCATCTCCACCGACCCGCTCATGCCAGTAGCGTGCGAGGTACTGCCTTTTCTGAGAGATACTTGACCCTGCCCCGGAAACCAGTTGGTAAGAATGACGGCTTCGTTCTCTGCCATCTCGTCCAGAGAGTCGCTGGCATTCCACCCCCCGACAGGAGCAGGAACGGAACGTACTACGTTCTTCTGGCCCCTGTAGGGCGTTCTCTGAGCCTGCAATGCAGAAGACAGTCTCACCCAAAACCCCCCTCAGGGATATTCAACCTGGCAAGAGGAATGTTCTGAGGCCCGCCCATGTCTAGCATGGGCGCTCCACCGTCTTCAGCAAAAGCCCGGTCGATCTGGATTTCTGCCTCTCTCTTTTCCTCGGCGTAGGCAAAGCCTTTACGGCTCAACATTCTCCAGATCACATCCAGCTCGATCAGCTCGTAAGGGATGATTGCAAGATCGGTATCAATGGCAAAAGCCGCTTTCCCGTTTGCATTGGTCGAATCCTTGACCCATTGATCACTGGCATATTCAAACACCATATCCACAGCACTTGAAGGAGTGGGATCAAGATAGAATTTCTTGACCCTGGTATCCGGTTTGATCCTGAATCTCGACCTCGCACTGGCAGAAGCTACTAGACCTGACTTGAAGACTTGCCACTGCCTAGCATTCAAAGGTCCGCGAAGCCTCCAGAAAGAAGAACGATCCCAAATCGACCCATCTAACAATCTCTCAAAATCATCAGGAAGTGCGTAAGCCGCCGTACTCGCTACGGTGGTAAAGGTGTATTCCTTTTGCAGCACAACCCAATTCTTCTTGGCAAGAATCCGCCCCGCACGATTAATCATCCGGTAGAGCTGGGTAGCGGTTCTGTCTGTCGAAGCAGCGAGCGTCGAGGGCGAAGGAAGCCCAAGTTCCTGGGCAACCGCCTGCGCGATGCCTAGCAAAGAACCGTCGATTGTCACGGCGTGACCCCCTTACGTCTGGTGTACTTACGCTTAACCCTGACCTCGGGCGGCTTTTCAAGAGCTTCCATCCTGGATTGCATTTGGGCAACCATCTCTCTCAGTTGCTCATTCTCAGCCTTTGCTTTTTCGATCTGCTCCTGAAGTCCCGCTTCTTTGGTGCTCGACCCTGAAACCCATTGTTTGGCCCTGTTGACAAGCTCTCTTGCCCCCATGCCAATGGCTTGCAGGGTGTTCTCGTCGGAGATGTTAGACAGATCCTCGATTGTCCTGATGTTGATGGATTTAAGGTGCATCGCAAGCGAAGGCCCGAGGTTCGGAAGCATCTCTACCGGCGTCCCAATGACCGGAGCGGGCTTCTTGGACTGAAACTGCATGTAGGCAATCGGGAACCTCTGCTTATGCTCTTCCTTCACAGGATGCACAGCGACTTGTTTATCCTGACCCTTAACCTTGATCTCGACATACTCCCGGTCTTCGTAAACAGGCCTCCCGGCTTGTTTGGATCGCAGACCCAATAACTTGGGTTTGACGAAGAATCTGACGATCAACGCGCTGTCGTCTTCTCCGTTTTTTCTGATATAGCTTTGGACGAAACTCTCGTCAGTGGTGGCGTCAAGCTGCACGTTTAATCTCCTGTAGATGTTGAGCTACCCACGGAAGCAATCCATCTCCGTGTACCTTTATCTCAGAACCTCCCATCGTCAGCCTTTTGGCGAACTCCTGGAAATCTACCACTTGCCTAGCCATCCACTTTGCGCACTTGAATTTCCTTCCGGCAGTCATAAGACTTAACACGTCTTCACCGTCATTCATAGACTGCTCGTAGGCGTGGTTTTCGTCTCCACGGTAGGACGAATCGAAGCCGAAAAGATGAAGCTTTCTGAACCCCCAGATATGAGTCAGGCACATCGTTTTAATACCTACCGTATTCCCACCACCTATCAGGTTGATCGGAATATCAGGGTATTCGTCTGCAATGTCTTCGCCTCCAGGAATCCATGCAACCCATTGGACGACTTCAAAGCCTTCGAGGGCCTCAAAGACGGAAGGGTGACACTGAGCCGCCATGAGGTAACAGACCCTCTTATGAGGCTTTTGCACGAAGGCGACATTCTCGGGTTTAGCATCCAAAATAACGTGAAACTCAGGGATGATCCCTCTTTCTATCAGCCAGTCGTGAACGCCGTTAAGAGCGAAAATAGTCGCTCCTCGGTCGTGCATTTTCCTGATCGTCGGGAGACTTTCTTTGAGCGAAGGCCCGCCGCCTACAATCAAAGCCTTCCCGTCATGGGGATTCATTCCTACGAACATCTTGACATCGCGTTTCAGGTTCTCCCTGATATGCTCTGCCATGACGCTTATAGGCGTATTAAGCTGCTGCATTTTGTGCCCAGATCCATGAAACATGACCTAGCATCCCTGCGCTTCTGACATGGATTTCACAGTCGTCATTAGCTAGTTCAGTAACCAGCTTTTGGAAATCCTCGACCTGAGCAACCATCCAAAGGGCGCATTTGAACCTTCTTCCTCCTGCTATGGCGTAAGTCACCCTGTCCTGATCGTTGAGACCTTGAGGGTACACATGCCTTGAGTCTTCGTAGGAAGAATCCATCCCGTAGACGTAAATTCTCCGATACCCGAGACAGTAAGCTATACCCATAGCGGCTAAACCTACCGTAGTCCCGGAAGAGATCAAGTTCACCGGCTTTTCATTGTCAGGGATGCTTTGCAGAATGTCCCTGGTGTTCATGTGAACCAAGGTCACTGAATTAACCTTCTCAAAGACTTCTGGCGCGCATTGAGAGGCCAGAAAATAATGCTTCGCCGGGTATTTAAGAAACGACACGTTCTCGGGTCGAGCATCTATGATGATATGGTCATCTGCCTCTATCCCGTTGTCTTTGAGATAGGCATGTGACCCGTTCGTAGCAAAGATCCTGGTGCCGGACTTTTGCAAGGCCCTCAATTCTTCAAGCATCCGCTTTAAGGAGGGTCCACCCCCCACCACGGCTACACTTCCAGTATTGGGTTGCTCCAGTCTTAACCACGGAATATCAAGCTTGCAAGACTCAGAGACGTTCTTTGAAGCCACCGTGTTAGAAGTGTTCGCAACGACCTCCAGATCGGCTCTTACCGCTCCACCGACCCTCCAGGCCATGTCTACCCATTCCACACGGTTAGCCTCCTCATGGGGCCTTGGGAGACCGTGGAAGCAAATCACCTTCGAGCCTTTAGGCGGTAGTGGATGGCAACTTACCTTGTAGGAAACGAAGCTCTTGGGAAAGAGCTTTTGCAGCTTGTCCGCTTTTTTGGCAAATCGGCCCTGGTCTAGCTGATTCAGCCACCACAGATCCCCCATAGGGTTTCTGGGTTTACCAGCTACCACCCATTCCTCCCAGATCCCCGAGGTGTAGTCTCCGGCCTCCCACAGCATCACCGCAGGCCCAATCCTGTCTGGATAGAAGAAGTCTTGAAGGGTCGCAAACTGGCCTTTGTAGGAAACGACCTCTTCCAGAGACCCCATAATCAGCGTATCGAGATCGAAGAAAACGACCCTTTCGCCGTCCGCAAAAAGCCCTCGCTTGAATAGGTACAGCTTCCCGTACCATCGCTCAAGGTCAGGAGGTAGGTCTATCGTCTCGATGTGTTCGTGAAGTCCTTTGGGGTCGTCGGTCAGACAAACGAACCTGAAAGCCCAGCCTCCAGGCATGTTGCGCTTGACCATATCGAAAAGCGTATTGACGTACTCAACACCGCGCCCGCAGTAATTGTTGGATTGGACACAGCAGAAGGTCACTTTCTTTTGATTTTTACGCTCGCATACCCATCTGTCATAAATTGCTTTATCGGATTCTGCCTCTGGTTTTTTATAAGTCTCGTCCATCTTTGCCATGCCATTACTAAAATGCCAATGCTCAACACGCACATCAGGAAGATAACGCAGAGCGTTTTTCTCTCTGGCAATTTCGGTTATCACGTTATCTCCATATATCCGAACCAGGCCGGGAAGAATGATCCAGCCCAATTCACGAGCAAAATCTCCTCCTAGAACACATGCTGATGCTTGTGCCTCATCAACAATTCCATCTGCGCAATATGAAACAAAATTGCTTCCTGCGGCAGAAATGAGGGCGGAATCCCATCCTCTAGTTACCGGAACATGGTCATCCGTTATCATCCCGTACCACGACTCATTTGGATGTGAACTGAAAGCCCTGTTAATTACCGCTCCTAATCCAATAGGCTCCGCAATGTACCTGGTCCACCCATCGGGCAATTTTATTTTCATGTACTCTTCAATTGTAGGGTCATCGGAATCAATGCACACAACCCCAACAGATTTAGCGCCCGTTTTTATGAAATAGTCGAAAAACCGACGCAAGTTTTGCGGTCTTTTTCGTGTCGGCAAAATCCACATTTATTTCTTTCCTTCCTGGAAATACCACGCAGCAGCCACCGCAAGCAAGTAAATGCCTAAAATCAGTAGAACAGAGGTGTTTCCATCGAGCATCTTAAAAAGCCCTCTCTTGCGAAAGGGCTAAAAAGATACTCTAGCTCGCCGCAGACCCGTGAGTATGCGGACGGTCGATTGCCACCACAACAGTAGAAGTCGTGGTAACAACCGTGGTCAGATTAGCACTCATTGCTCCGAGGATTTGCTGACCCACGGACGCCAGAACTTTGATTCGCCCAGGCGTCCCATCTGCCGCGAGATACACCGGCACTCCGGGACTGACAGCAACTGTGGTCTTTTTGATGACCGCCAGACCGCTGATCTGATACCAGCCGTGTTCAGAGGCTACACAAGCGGACATCGCCACAGCAACCGGAACGCCCTTGTTCTTGGCGTTCGTTACCGTAGTCAAAGCCGTCTGCCAGGTCGTGGTGTTGTACTTCACCACAGACCCCACCACCGTGCTAGCAACCCCCAGAAGGCGGATGAATTCACCTTCCCCGTAAGTGGGGTCCACGGCCCGAACAATCGTTCCAAGGGGAACCCGAGCACTCGTCACCACGGTGGAACCAACGGTTTCCACGGTAACAGGGGCTTCGTGATTCGTGATCGCCGGAACTCCAGCTTGGGGATTCGTCAGGATATAGGCCATAACGCCTCCTTACGCTTTCAACGTGCCCTGCAGCGAGAAATTGCTGCAAGTCAGGTTGCCGGCGAACGTGATCAGTTGAACGATCGCGTCCTGGTTGAGGGATTGCACACGGTCAAGCGGCGTGAAATTGCGCTTGGCTGCGTACCTGAAGAACATGTAGTCCGTGTTGATGAAGTACATCTGCGAAGCAGGCATGTTGCTCGCATCTTCATACACCACGTCCGCGCTGCCGAAGGCCACCGACTGGAAGCCCGCCACGCCACGCTTGGGATCGTTGATCCGCTGAATGGCTTGAAGACTTGCCCAGTACAGCCCGTAGTACACGGAATCTGCCAGGATAAGGTCGGGCTTGTCCGAACCACGAGTACACCGCAGGTACAGAGTGTTCATGTACTGCTGAATGTTCGCAGAAGTCGCAGCCGTGCCTCCGTCAGTGCTCGCGTCATAGACCTGGTTCGCGGCGAAGGTATAGGTTGCCCTGTCCACACCGCCAACGGTCCCGGAACTCGGATCGTCGGCGATCAGAAGGCCAAGCCCTCCGATTTGCTTACCGCTCGATCCCGTTCCGTCCGAGATACACCCGACGTTGATGTTGTTTCGCATGGTTCTCTGCGCGTTCTTGATGCGCGATTCAAAGAGATCCAGCACCTGTGCTCTACCGACGTTTTGCACGTCCATTTCCAGACCGGAAGCAGAGACCGAAGAGGCCGACTGCTTCCAGTTGTACTCGAACGCGCTAATAACGTCTGGGGGCGAAATGTTGATCTGCTCGTAGCCGGAGTACCACTGGAAGTTTCCTTCCGCGTAGTCCACCTCTTGCACGATTGTGCGACCTTGAGCCGACTTCCACGCCCCCTTTTCCTTCAACCTCATCGTGAGCGCGTTTCCCTTGGATACGTTATCCGAAGTACTTCCGCTCCTGTCCCGGAGAGTGGATGTGACGATCTCCGAGATGTTCGGGCTAGCCATTTAAGGCCTCCTGTTCATACGCGGCCCTCTTGAGCATCCCATGCTTTTTCAAGCGAGGCGCGTAACGATTGGGATTCCGCTGAAACTGCTCCAGCGGCACCTTCACCCTTCACATCGAAGCCGGCTTGTTTCGCTTCGGCCGCTTTCTTTTTACGCTCAGCCTCGTCCTTCGCCCGGCGCTCGGCTTCCTGGGCTGCAAGCACCTTCTGGCGAACTTGAGGATTGGCGTGAATGGCCCGGTCATAGGCGTCCTGCAGGTTTTCCGCAATCCCCGCCTTCAACATCTTTGCCACGTCCTGGGCAACGTCGTCGAAGTGAACGTGTAACGGCTTTCCTTGGGCGTCTTTCTGATCGGCGAATTGCTCTACCTGCGATAGATTGGCGTTTAACTGCTCTTTTTCCTGCCTTTGAAGCGTCTCCTGGATGATCCGTTCCTGTCGTTGAACAGACTCCTGAAGCTTTGCGAATTGGGGGGGTAAAGTCTGTTCACCTGTCCCCTGTACGACCTGGTTAAGGTCGATTCCGTATTGCTGCGCAAGCCATCCGATAGCCTCTTGAGGGCTGCGCTGCAAGTAGGTGTGAGCGGCGACTAACTGCTTGATCGCGCCCATTTCGTCTATACCGTCCAGAGCCATCTTTTCCCTGAAAGGTGCGAAAACTTCGTCCAGACCCTCCTTAAGTCGCCTCATCGGAGCGACTTCCTGGGTCTTTCTCGTGTAGTCGGCCTCCATAGCCTTATGACGGTTCAAAAGCCACGTCTGAACCTCTTTAGGCTGTTTGCCGAACAACTCCCGGTCATTGGCAGGCCAGTGTTGGGGAGCCTCCAGGGCTTGTTCTGTGGCTTCCTGAGCCTCTTTGGGAGTTTCTGTGGTCTCGGTAGCCTTAACATCCTCTGAGGCGGTCTCAGCGCCTTCCTTGTCCATTTCGGCAGGCTCTTTTTCCTTCCGGGCAGAGGCAAGGGTCTTAGCAGCCGCGCTTACATCCGGCTCGGCTTCTACAGAAGCCTTCTCAGAATCGTCATAGTGTTTTTCCAGCGACGAACGCAGCGTGTCTTCGCCGGCTGAGCCTTGGTCTAGGCTGCCTTCTTCTTTTTCCATATCATCCTCTACAGGGTGGCTTCGTGGTTAATGTCATTGAATACAAAGCTTTCTTCCTTCAGCTTCTCCTTCTTCGTCGCCTCTGCCTGCTCTTTCGTAGGCGGGGCCATACTTTTGTCGTTTCCGACCTCCTCATAACCGTTTCGCCTTAGAAAAGCCTCATGTTCAGACTTTGAGCGAATGAGCGGCCTTTTCCCGGTCTCTTTATCCACCGCCACAGCTCGGTAAGGATTAAAGACCGAAACCATCGTCGGCTTGATCACCCGTTCCATCTTCCTGTTGTGGCATTCCGGAGCGTCATTGCGCTCGGCAATAGTTTTGAAGGCTTCCTGCTCTTCAAGACAGAAAGGACAGCGGTAGACGTAAGTCGGCATAGTGTTATGCTATCACCGTGTTAGAGCCGATAGGCACAAGAATACAACTGTCTTTGAGGGCTGCGACGATCTTCTGGCCTCTCGCGCTGATCCTTGTTTTCAGCCTCGGCGGGTCGTCAGATTTACTGATGAAGTCTGATTCAGCACCGTTGATCTTCATCGCATACATGGCCTTTGGAATCTCGTTGGCTCTTTTACCTGTCAGCTTGATATTTCCGCTCGGGTTTCTCGTTGTCCCAAAAGAAACCATGCTAGACGGGATAAGAAGCTTCTTCATTGTGCGTTCCTCTGCCTCTCAGTACCCAGCGAGAAAAAGCTAGGGCCTCGGAGCATGTTGGAAGCCTTCCTGACTGTGGCTGCAGTGCCCTCTCTGGCAGCTTTTTCAGCCTGCCCGGAAATCGTCGCTTCTGGAACCATCGCAGCCTTGGCAGCCGCTTCCTGTTCGATCTGCTGCGCCCCGATCTGCCCCATCCTTCCCATGCCTCTAAGAACCATCCCAGACCTTCCAGGGAGGTAGGCAAGCATCTTGTCGATCATGTTCCACATGGCGCTAGAGGTATTCGAGGTATTGACCACATCGGCCATCGGAATACGCCACTCCGCGACCTTGGAAAGACGGTCCAGCTTCGCAAGCTCCTCAGGTGTGAATAAGACCTTCAGCTTTTCCTCACCTAAACTATCCACAGCCTTTTTGAACTGAGCGCCGGAAAATAGCACGTTGTCCAACTCATCCTTAGCCGCCCTTCTGGTGGCCCTTTGGAACACGTCTTCAAGGGTCTGGGATCTCAACTCATTCCATGCCCCAGGAGCCGGACCTTTACCGAGATAGTCTTTAAGCTGCGTAAGGTCGTCTATTCCGCCCTTCCTCACGAACTTATCGTAGATGTCCTCAGGTCTCACCTTGCCGTCCAGAATCGCTCTGACTGCAGGTATATCCTTCTGCTTAAAGGACGCAGCAGCGGCCTTCCTGGCCTCGATTAGAGCCTTTGAAGCACTCGCTCCTTCATCCGGGGCAGAGATCAAAGCTTCATTGAGCGAGTCTTTAAGCTCCCTCAAAGCCTTGGAAGCAGGCCCAAACCCAGGGTTGTTGTTGTTGATCAGCCGGTTCAACTTATCCGCTTCGTTGACCGTGAGTAGCTTCGTTCGCGTGCCTCCAAGAAAGCCAAATTCCTTGAGCCTTGAAAGAACCGGGGACGGGATGTTTTCCGTGCCAATCTCATCAGCAACCGTCCCAAGCCGGTCGGCAATAGCTTTATCCGGGATCGCCGCATCGGCCCCACCCGAATTTCTGTATGCCTTGTACAGATTGGATACTGCCGAGTCTTTCGTAGCCTCAGAAGTCTTGACTGCATCCGAGACAAGATTCCCGGCTTGATACTCATTGGGGGCCATGCCTCCGGTCTGGGTCTTGATGTCCTGAAAATTCTTGAGAAGACCAGCATTCTGCTTGGCAAAGCGAGACCTCAACTCCGTCCCGACCACGTTGATCTTTTTCAGTTCCTGCTCGGTCTGCTGTTGGGCGAAGTCTCTTGTTACCTGCCCTAATGTCGCGGGTTCTCCGGTCACATCATGGATCATCGCGGCTCGAATCTGCTGCTCTGGAGTTAAAGCCTTTGCTTCCTTGGTTGCGCTCGAAGCAGCTTTCTGCAATGCCCTGATAGCATCATCGTGCAAGTCATCCACCGTAATACCGAGCTTTTTCATGGCCTCGGCACCGGCTTGAGTAAAAGTCCCGTCCGCATTCATCACAGCGTTGGGATTGATTGCTTTGCCTTCAATCGCAGCAGTACCACGTCTGGCTAAAGCCATTCCAGGACGAACGACTTTGTTACCGATGAAATTACCAAGCTTCTGAAGACCAAACCCAGCTAGCGGAGCCGTCACCGCACCGATTCCCGTTTGAACAGCTTTCTGAGTCAGAAAGTTCCCATCTCCTGTTACCGGCATCGCTGCTGCTGCAGCACCGCCTTGAGCGGCCATCGAAGCGCCCCTAGCAAGCACCCCAGGAGCTGCACCACCAGGAATAAGCATTACCGGAGCCGTAGCGGCTACGTTTCCACCTAGTCTCATCCAGTCGAACTTGGGCTTTTCTCCTGGTTGAAGCCCGATAGACCTTCCTTTCTCGTATTGGGCGTTTTGCTCCTGAATGGTCTTGTCAATCGCAGCGGCGTCTTCTGGAGTACCGACAGCATGTTGATAGAGCTGTTTAACACCTTGCACAACGTCTTCAGCCCCTCTACCGAACCGCTCCAAGGCCGTGGGCTTCATCGCCTCGATAGCACCTTGGTCTATAGCATCTGGCGTAGAGGGAGTAGAAGCTTGCTTGATCGCCATTGCCAAAGCCCTGGCATCCTCGACGTTACCCGCCGCGTTGGCTTTGATAAGCGCCTGCTTCATTTGATCGAGGCTAGCCATTATTGCGTGTACTTATTCACCAAATCGTCAATACTGGGCACAGATTGAACAGCAGGCATTTCCGGGATCTGAATCTCCTGCTTCGGAGCCCCAATTTGCTTGAAGTACCGATCAAGTTCACCGGAGCGGACACGCTTGTTCCACTTCTCTGCGGCCCGAGCAGCTACGGCTCTCCTGATCTCCGTCATCTTGATTAGCGTATCCTTGTTTACGTCGATTGTTCCCGTAAACACCTTACGCAAGAAATCCCGTTCAGCAGGAGTGTCCATGCCACGAGCCCCGATACCCAACTCCTGAATCATCGGGAATACGTCGGAACCAAGCATGGCATCCAGCAATTGAGTGTCGGATACCTGCCGTCCTGCGTTCTTCTCGCCCATAAAGAACTGCTGCGCACGTTTTATATTCAAAATCACGTTAGCGCCAGGGCCTGTAATAGCGTCCGAAGTCCTCAACTGCTTTATGAGGTTGTCGAGCTTCGCTACGTTATCCGGCGCTTTCTCAGCAGCCTTGTATTGAGCAATATCGTTTTCAGCCGTCTTGCTTCCCAAAGCTTTAGCATAGGCAGTCTCGCCGGCAGTATTTACATCTATCCTGGATGCGCCAGCTTTCCTCTGAGCGAGTTGCCACTGCTCGAACGTCCCGGTATAACCCTGACCCTTGGCATACTCGTAAGCCTGCACAGAAGACGGAGCCGTTGCAGGTTTATCAGGGGCCGTAGCAACCTTCTCAGGCCCGCTCGATCCAGTCCTGTAGATCGAAGATCCAGGAGAAACCGTCGTGTATTTCTCCGGCGTCATGGCTTGAGCAACCATCATTTTCGCTGCATCCGCAGGGTCGCCAACCTGACCCATGAGCGTTAATGCAGCAGACTGTCTATCTTGGGGCGTGGGATTGAAAGCCGGTCCACCTGTCGGGTTAGTGTCCGTGGCCTCCATTCCCGGCCTTGGGGTCGTCGCCCGCTGGTAGTCCGAGATGGCTTTGGCAATATCAGACTTCCTCTTATCCGCCAGAGCCTGAGTAGCCTGATCCTGTTGCTGGTTGACCTTCGTCCCCGCGTAGGCTTCGCCAAGCTTCGCCAATCCCTGTAAAGGGGAAAACGGCACCGCGACCCCGGATACCATCTGGGTATTACCCAGAGGCTCTTGGGACTGCTTGATCAACGCATCGGCAATAGCCCTATGACGGGCGATCTTCTGGGCTTCCAGCGAGTAGGGATCGAGATTAGCCATATCAACTCATCCAGTTAAGCGCCGCCATACTTGGCGCAATGGCCTCACGCAAAGACTCTAGCCTGATCCTATGTTCCTCGGCTAAAACAGGATGGCGTATCTTCGTCCATAAAAAACGGTCTTTAGAGTGTTCCAGAAAAGCCGTGCAGTCATAGCAATCCAGAGATGAATGCTCAAGTGCATAATGTTCCGGAACGTCCATTTTTGTAGCTAGATACGCAAGCACTTCATCCTTTGTCCAGTTTTCTATCGGATGCCTGTAAACAATGCCGTCCACCACTTCTCCATTTCTACATGGAGCAACATGTGACTCATCTATCCTCTGCCCACGAATTAACTCCGTAACCCCTGCTTTCTTTGCAGCCTCATGCAGAGGCCGCGATATATTTTCGTAGCAGCATTGAAGATAACTCTGCACCACAATTCCTTGCGACTTAACGAATTGCCTACCGTATAGCGTGCTGTCTATCGGCACGATGTCAGAAGGAATCCCATTTATTGAGTTCTGCAAATCACGGTCACTGCGCACCTCTAAAAATTCGCTCTCCTTTCTTACCATTTCGATAATCGCTAGAGTTTCTGGATACGCTTTCCCAGTATTCACCCAAATAACAAGCGGCTTTTCTCTCCTGGTTAGGAACCAGCAAGCCATTGAGTCTTTGCCACCTGAGAATGCAAGAGCTTTCATCGTTAAAACGCTGTTATGGCCGCCGCACCGAGGCTGAACAATCCGCCAGCATTGGCGTTATTCCCAGCCACCCCAGCGTTATATCCGGCCAATTGACCCTGATATTGCGTGTTCTGACCGGCTTGGTTCGCTCCATAAGCTGGAGTGACATCCACCCCACCCCCAGCACTTCCCGGAGGGATAATCTGACCGCCCAAAGCCTGAGCGACTTCGTTAAGGTTCTGCTGCCGACTGCCTAATGCCTGGTTGAAACCCTGCTGTTCTGCTCCTGCCGCTGCTTGTCGATAGGCCTCATTCTGATTAACAGAAAACTGCCTCATCGCTTCGTTATAGGCATCCGAACCCTCGGGGATGCCTTGATTAACCAGCCTTTGCTGCTCCCGCTGTTGGTTCATCTGCCAGACCGGATCGAGCAAAGCCTTCTGAGCCTGGAAGGCTTGATTCGATACTGGATCTGAAGCCCCGTTGTATGACCAGTTGACCGGGATTCCCTCCAGACCTTTAGAAGCTCGACCGGCTAGAGACTGGGCGATCTGCTGCTTGGCATCCAGAAGACTCTGTTGTTCTGGAGATAGCGTCGTTGTGGCTTTGTACGACCCAGCTACATTCGGATCACCAGAATAGACGATGTTCCCATAAGGCGTGTATTGGCTCGGGGTAGCTTTAGCTTGAGCTTGAATTGCTACGCTCGGGTCTACCGGGGCGGGGGCGGCAGGAGGATTACTGCCTTTGTCGAAGCTGCAATACTTCTGCCGTTCGTAATCGCCTTTATAGCGAGCGAGTCTTTTTCTCATAGCCATTTGCATTCCTCTTTCAGCATTCCGAACACAACCGCATCAACGTGCTCGCCGAAAGTGTGCCTGCATAGGCCCTCTCCGACTGCGCCCAACTGGCGCATCATCTTGAGTGACTTAACGTTATCACTTTGAACCACGAAAGTCACCCTGCGAAGCTTCCACAACTCGAAAGGCTGGTAGAAGATCGCCTTCAGACTCGTGCGCGTCGCCCATTTCGCCGTACCATCCGTCGCTATCGTCAGCTCGCAGTTGCGAGGCGAGAAGCGCGAATAAACGACGACGAAGACTAGCGACCCGTCCCGGATACCACCCAGCCATCGCACTTGCGACGACTCCCATTTCATGCCCAGTCGGAGCGAGGCCCATAAAAGCAGCCGCGCGTCTTGCTGAGCGATGATGTGCATAATCAAGCGGCGAGTAGCAATAGCTCGACATCCTGCTCTTCCTCGTCAAATCTCTTTGCAATTTCAGCCATTCTAACTAACTCGGCCTTATATAAATCCATCAACTGCTTGACAGTTTTATTCTGTTTTACGAGTTGAGAAAAATCTGCCTTTATCACATTCGCCGTAGTACTCAGCGTAACCGGAGCAATAATCTGCTTAATCTCTGCTTTAATCTCTACCGGAGCATCATTGAAAGCATCAAACGCCCTTTCTAGAGCAATTCTTATTTCTTTTTCCTTTTTACCTTTCTTTGGCGCTTCCCCATACAACATGAACGGCGCACCACCGCCGCTTGCTGTTCTGACTGCAGCTTGAGCGGCCGGACCGCTTGCACTCATCGTCCCGAGCAACGCCTGCGTTTCTTCTCCTGTCAGAACAACTATGGCGGACGGCGCTAACGTCCCAACGCTTACCGTAGAACTCAGTCCAGATAGCGCAACAACTGTCCCGGAGCTGGCTGTTATCGTCCCGGCAGAAGACGTAGCCTCAAGGCCGCTCAAACCAACGCTAAACGATTGAGTAACCGATCCTTCGGATACTGAAACAGCCTGCCCGCTCATTGAAACAGAGGCAGATGGAGCAAGTGTTCCATCGCTTGCTGTGGACTCAATGCCTGTCAAGGCATATGACGAACTGGGAGCTAGTGTTCCCTTAGCTGAAGTCCCAGCCAAACCGCTTAGTGCCGACGACGACGAAGGCGCTAAGGTGCCTTTAGCAGACGTGTTCGACTGGCCGGTAAGGCTTACTGATGTTCCGCCGCCAGATGCCGGCCTGAGCGCCAGCAGGATGCCGATATTCGTGGCGTTGGCGGTGCTCGACGCCGTGGCCGTGGTCGTGCCTACGGCCCCTGCGGTCGCCTGATTGAAGTCCGCGAGGTACGCGTTCGCCCAACACGTCTCGCCCGCAACTGTAATATCTACTTGTTCCGCCCAACTTCCCGAGGGCGGAGAAACGGTTTGCGGGGAGTTGCTGTTTGAATCCCGACAGCCTACGAAAAGAATCTGACAGCCGTTCGTCGTCGGCGTGATGCTCGCGGCAGTGATGCTTGCGCCCGTTCCAGACCCGTTCGTGCCTGCCGCTACGTCGAAGGGCGTGGTGTTGTCAACGCCTGAATAGGCAACGCAGAATCCAGCGCTGTTCGCGCCTCCGGCTCCGCAGGAAAAGCTCGCTCCTTCGGTTCCGTCTGCGACCTTGTACCAAATCTGGAGCCGCTGATCGGAAACATTCGTGGCTGACTTGGAGGTGAATCCAGCCGGCCCAGTGCGCGTTTCAGCCGAGTCAGTACCGACTGCGAATACGATCAGGTCGCCGGATACGACCCCCGAGGGCTTGGAGATCGAGAGCGCAGACCCCGTATCGTGGTACGCCGTCTGCGGTGTTCCGCGCATGGCTATTGCCATTAGATAATCCTATTTGCAGTTGGCCGGCGGGAAGTGCACCCCGTGCGGAATGCTGATCTCCTGCTCGACACCGACCGCCCCGGCAATGCAGGCGGCGATGATGGCAGCGATAGCGGCTATTTTCATGCAACCCTCAGAAGGCCGGTGCTGGAATCATTGGTCGGCATCGTCAGGGTAAAGTCTCCTGCCGAGATGGACTGAGCCCCGAAGGTATACACAGCTACAGCCTTATTAGACTGGGTTGCGTTATACAGCAGCGCACAGTCGAACGATCCAGAAGAAGTTAGCGCAGTCCAGGTCAGATTAGCCGATGGGGTCCAGAATGCCGTAGTCCCGCTTGAATTCGGAGCGGTCGCGTTCGTAACCGCCTTACCTCCCTGGGTATAGTTACCGGAGGCCGCAAGCTCTCCCGTAGTGCTATAGGCAGTTGTTGCAGCTCCTAACGAAGCCGAAGCTAGAAACAGGGCGATATTGAACGTATCCGCTCCGGTTCCGCCCCTGGTAACGGTAGTCCCGAATGCGTGAATCGCTTTCAGGGCCTCGACCTTGAACGACGTGCATACTGCTGCGCTATTAGCCACCGAAACCTCCCGCTACGTTCTGAATAGACTGAACCCGTTTAATCGTCACATGGGCAGACCTGTGGACAAGCTTCTCGCCTTCCCAGTATTCGACCCAAGTAGTGTGTTCGTTTTCGTCGTCAAAAACGCCTTCTCGCTTCTCGAATAAGTTCTCGTCTGCTTGTTCGATCGTTTTGCCGCAGTCTCTAGTGATGTTTATCATCAATCCTCATTGGATGTTTTGAGAGCTTTGCATCGCACCGACTCCAGAGACTTTCCCATCTTGCGACCTGGATATAGGGAATAACCGTCCTGCCTTCGCTATATGCGTGGCGCGGCCCTGAGGATCACGAATTATCTCAGCGGGGGAAGAAATATGCTCCATCATTCCTTGCAGATGATCTCCAATGCCCTGTAGGGCGTCTCCCAGCCCAGCTACAGCGTTGTTGTGATCTTCAGAAATCCGGCCAATGGAAGACATCACCTCAGAACGAAAAGCCTGATCTGCCATCTGAATGGATTGCTCTTCTTCTGGGGATCCGACTTTTGCCGAAATCTGCGCGACAAGAATCTTAGCCGCGTTGTCGATAACCACCTTCCAACGGTCGAAGTTCTCCTTTCTAACAGCTATTTGCTGGTCTTCAGGAGTCTGAACCTCTGGAGGTTTTTGGGCTTCTTGAAGCTTCGCATTAGCCTCTACCATCCTCACATCCAGCTCTTTGCTCTTGACCGCATTCTCGTCCGCCAACTGTTTAAGCTGTGCATTCTCCTGCTGTAATTGCACCAACTCAGGAGACTGCTTTTCCTGCTCCATTTCATTGCCAGACCATTCATCCAGCAACTCTTCTATCTGTGGGCCGGACTTGAACGCTCTCACCGCAAACACCAGGAGCTCAGCAGCGAACTTCTTGGGTAAGATACCTTGCTGAACTGCGGGTAACGCTTTTTCCATATAGCTCGTCACAGCCGTAACAAGACTTACACGGTTTTTCTGCTCATTATCCGCATTGGGTTGGATCGTGGAATCAGTCTCGATGTCGATGCGGAAAGACCTGAGCTTATCGTCACGCAGAACGGCCGTAACTTCTTCCCAGGTCGGACGGTCGAAGCGGGGATCTTTACTTTCTGCCTGCTCGACAGCCTGCTGAGGCTGTTGTGGCTGCTGTTGTGGTTGAGCGGCCATCTGCATGGCCTGCTGTTTCTCGGCGACGGTATCGAATAGCTGAATCCCCGTCATCACAGCCAAAGACTTGGGACTGAAATGCTCTGCAATCACTTCAGCCATCAAACGCACCAAGTCTCTTGCGAAACGCTGTACCTCTGCCTGTCTGGGCCCGAGTCGGATCGAACCCCACTGGTTCTTTAGTTCCTGCGCTCCCAGAGTCTCTGTGGCCTTGGTAGCCCCTCGCATGATGTCCGACAGACCGATGATCTCGTATATCTGCTGCTTTTTCGAGTCGGCTTGCTTGACCAACTCCAAAATCACCGAAGCCAGATCAGCGATCTCCAAGACCTGAAAAGCTTGGGAAAGACCGCCCTTTTCCATGAACTGGCGATAGTCCTTTACCGGGACGAACTTGTTATCCCCTGCACTGGCTAACCCTTCCAACTCCTCGACCGATGAATCCCTTACACCGCGATAGCGTAGAGCGTCTGTAAGCGCGGCTATACGCTCCTCGATAGCGTCCAACTGCATGGCGTGGTCCTGATAAATAGCGTACTCAGGAACCGGAACAAGACTGTCTGTACGGGCGATGTCGTAAAGAGGCGGCGGCATCGGGAAGAACCCTTCCAGTTTCAAAGGATCGTCCTGCTCTTTAAGCGGGGCGTCCTTATACCCATCGGTTACGACGATGCAGCGCCTTTGCGTCTTGTTCCAGATCGTCCACACCAAAGCCCGCTTGAAGATCCTGTTTTCTTCGGTGTCTTCTATGCCTTTGGGCATCCACTTCATATTCACGGCACTGCCGATCTTCTCGCCGAACTGCTTAATCAGGTCATCTCTCGTCAGTAACTCGCCAAAGGCCACCCACCTGACCTTCTTCCACCGCTTGGCAGGTGAATACCGGAACATCGACCATTCGACATAATCGACCTCTACACATTCGTTCACTACATCGTCCACCTGCTCCATGCGGAACATGCCCTGAGCGTCTTCCTGCACGTCTTCAGGTAAGACAGCGCCATCAGTAGGAGGCTCGACAGGAACCCTGTTCTGATAGCTGTTGATGGTCGGAACGTACTTGATTCTGGCAACTCCCCTACCTGGAAGGGCCATATCGAATACGCATGCTTTAAGCACGGAATCGAAATCTTCCCCATCATGCTGATAAGCAATCTGGGCGGAAATAGAACGGCCCAAGATCGTAGCGCCGACACGGCCTACAGGGTCTTTATCCAGGAACCTTCTGCGGATGTCTGGAGTGGGCGTCTGGGAATACAGCGCGCCCCGGGTGACTTCGGTATTGGCAAACAGGATATTGAAGCGCCGTAAGCCTGAATTCACTTCTTCCGTGATGGCTCTATCTCTCTCGTCTGCGTAGAGCTTGCCGATCTTCTCGGCACGGTCGCGCCAGGTGCTCTCGTGCCTGTCTGCAGCGTCCAACTCCCTGAGCCAGCGAGATACTATCTCGGAAGGCTTCGCTTTGCCGGTCTTGGATTCAAGACTTGCCTCCGTGTCGGAGGTAATAGCGTTTGAAGGATCAGCGGCCATCAGACTCTCGCTCGCTTACTGTGTTTGGCTTCATGGCGCTTGACCAGCTCATCAAACGTCGGAATATGCTTCGCTGCAGCTTCGATCTCTTGTTTCGCCGTGCGCTTTGGTGCCTCTGCAACACGTTCTTGCATGACCTGCGCCCCATACGAAAACCCGTCTCCAGGATGCGAGGCCCAGTCATGCTCGGGCTCTTTCGAGAAAGCCTTAGTCTCATCATTGAACTTGAACGACCAGTTTCTAAGCCCGTTCAGCCCAGCTTTACAGTTGGTCTTGTGGAACTCGCAATGTCTCATCACGGTCCGGGCTGCGTTGATTCTGTCGGTCTTGGAGCTTGGAGGGACGATCTTGATCTTGGTGTCTCCAAAAGCCTTCAGGAACTGCTCCAGGGCGCTGTGACGGGACTGAAATGTCTTTACCTTGGCGTCTTGAGGGAGCCAGATTTGCTTGATCTTGTATCCGCTGTTCTGCAGCCTCGGAATCCACTCCTCGGCATCGAGACCTGAATCTTCATCGTAGTTGACCAGGGAAAATCCGCCGTGACGCACGATCCAGAACCACCACGTCGCGGTATCCCGGTATCCGATGTCTGAGCTGAGGATAACTTCGTCGTCTGCTTCAACACTGTCGTGAATCCGTCCCTCTTTCTCGGCCTGCTCGACATACCGGCCCAGGATAGACCCCACGTTAGCCGCTGACCAGTCACATAACCACTCCTGCCTGAACATCTCATCGGGCATCGTAGCCCTTTCCTCCTCGATCACAGAGGCCGATACGCAATTCGTGTCCTCGTGGGTCAGAAGCGACGTGTACCAGTCCTTGCTCGATTCTGCATGTTGCCAGGTATCGTGAGCGTGGTTATAGCCCCTAGGAGTCGTTATCAGAAGCTCTGTGCCGTCGTTCATCGCTATGGCGGGTCTCAGGTACTCCCTCGCCTTTGGATTCATCAGGGCGAACTCTGAGTAGGTCACATGAACCGGAAAGGCTCCAACAAGGCTGTTGAAGTTATCCGCTCCTACAGGTTGCCAGATCGAGCCGTTGAGTAGTTCGATCTTCATTTCGTGGGCGTTCTTTCGCTTGCAAATGGCGTCCGGGAAATTGATGTCAATGAGCCGCTTGCCATCCGGCGTAATGGCGTCCCAGATAACCTTTCTTGCGTCTTCGTACTTCGGGAGAGCGTGCCAGTACAGTCCCACACGATTAAACGCAAGCTCGGACTCGATGAACGTCGCGGTCCTGTCTTTACCTGCCTTGCGATGCCAGACACAGAAGGCTCTCTTGCCTCCGTCCCTGAACCACTGAACGACTGGCCGCTGGTATGGACGAGCCGCAAAGTCGATGAAGGCTTGGGCACTCACAGCATCCTGTGGATAATTTCCATCTTGTGCTCGCCGTTATCTCCCGGACCCTCAATCGGGAGCAGCCTAGCGTAGATCCGGTAGAACTCGGTCCTGTTCTCTCTCGCCCACTCAGCCATTGCTGCAGTACTTCCAAGGCGAACGAAGACAGCCTGGATGTTCTCCTTGGCCTGTCCGCTGATCTTGTTCTTAGCGCCTACTGTCCTAGCCATTGTTTATTTGCTATAGGTTTGAATGACTTACAGATTTAGCATGCGCAATGAGCATGTGAAACTCGTGTGCCTTGACCGGGATTCTCTCGTGACAGACTGAGCATAGTCTCATCTGTTGCTTGGGTTCTCTGGGAGATCCAGGGATCAGCCCAAGTCTACACAGAAAACCCGCTGTTGAAGCTGCTGAACTCAACGGTGTTTCCTCATTGCTTGGGCGACCATGTGACGCTTGTGCTTCTTGTCCATCTCGACGCCTTTCTCGGTTTCCTTGCTGCCGTGCATGACACCCATTTTGTTCATGATGGCGTAGGGAATATCGCTCTTGGCTCCGTATTCCTTTTTCAGCTTCGCCTCTAGGAACTTGGGCATTCGTCGCTCCAGATCACTCGACCACGCTGGTTACGTAACTGCGTGCCCTCAGGATTCCAACGACCAGCTCGACACCACCGCACAGCTTTAGCCGGGGAGTCTTCCCATTGCATGCGAGGTTTGACGACAACAGGTTTAGGCAGATTAAATCCGCCTTTAGGGCCACGATGCTGAGGTCTTCGATTCATCGAGGCTCGCAATAAAAAGCCCCGTCTAAGGGGCAAGCAACGCCTATCAGGGAGGAGGTCTTGAGGCGTTGTGTAGCCATGAATGAATCTTATAGCCCTTGCACCAGAATTAATCAAGGGGTATAAAGACGAAGCCCCCGGGAGCTTATGACTCGCGAGGGCTTCAAATCCTGGGTGCAGCCACACCACAGGGAGTGGATGACCCTCAATCTAGCACAACCCCTAGTGTGGCGCAACCCAGGCGCACAACCTGCGCAAGGATCGTTGCCGACAGCGACGTTACATGCCGGCCCATAGCGGGTAGCTACGCCCTCCACAGCCGGGGAGCGAGACTTGGTAGAGGTACTCGCATGAACAGGCAAAGCACGATGAAGCGCCTAGTCCACGATACGGACGCCTGAAAGCGGAATCTACCTGGAAATCAATGCCCTAGGAAGGTCTAGTGCATGGCTGAACTATGGGAAATAGATTTGCGATAGGAAGAATCTTGTTGACTATCCGCATAATGATGCAGATATAATAAGGGTATGAATGGAGATTCGCGCCATGAGTGATGGAGCTGGAACTTGGTTCGAGCAGAACGCGGTCTACGAATGGCTGAACGACCAGGGGATAGAGGTTGAGCACAAGGAAGTGATGTCCCTGCTCCGCAAGCTATCCGATTACAGGATCAGAGAGTACGAACGCGGTAAATCAGAATCGGCGCGACCGGAAGTTGTGCCGATTGCAGACGATTTGCCGTTGACGTGCCGAGCGGTCCGTGGGCAATTGGATATGAGAGTTGGTGAAAAAGTCCTTGCATTTGCCACGCTCCACTGCCCCGCCCTTTGGGATGCAGATGCTGATCGCGGGCGTTTCAAGGTCACCGATACGGCTGTGTTTGCTAGAGCAGTCGAGCAAGCACTCAACCATGAGGCAGAGGATGGCAGTACGCGCTTGACTCGTATGCTAGACGGCGCAATCGAGGAGGCGATCAACCAAGGCGCGGAAGGTGTCGAGGAAATCGGCGCAGCATGAACAAGGAGGGATCGTGAGGGAATGGGCTGTTGTCCACTCAAGAGGCGGTGTGGTTTGTGTCTACGCAACTAAGAAAGGCGCGCTGCTAGCTGGAGCGCGAGAACTCCTCAAATACAAGGGTAAGGACATAAAGCTTGAAGACTTGGAGGAAGAATTGAGAAAGCATGGATACTTTCTAAGGCGCGCAACAGTAGTGGTGCAGTAGCACCGAACCTCAATCAAACGAATGATTAGCTACCTTCACTGCTCCCGCTGTAACCATCAATGGATTCCTCGCAAGGAAGCCCCTTTGCGCTGCCCTAACTGTGGTAGCCCATCATGGAACAAGCCTAAAGCTCCAGCCGATGGAAGCCGAGGATAAGTGGTCGCGTCTGGAACGCATCATCCGGCGCGTTGTGCGTGAGGAGTTAGCCAATGCAAAGCCCAAACGCTGCGCCAAGATCGAGACCGACGATAGCCCCATAGTCGAGATGATCCCGATCAACACAGGCGAATGGCCTGCTAGGCAGTCATTTATTCAGGAGATGGAACGCGTATACCAGGCTGTAGATGTGCC